CCTACTTGCAAGTCTGCTATTGAAGCGAATCTTTGACCTGCTTGTACTACGACGCCCATAAGTGCTAATAAGGTTTGTGATGGCTCCTTGAAAGGAAGCATCATAAATGAATCTCTGATGTTACCACCTGGTGCATCTACATCTCTAAATTCACCTGGTTGAATTGATTGTGCATCATCTCTGATTCTAATTCCTCTTTGTTTAAATCCTGCTGGTAAATTTGATAAAGTTCCAGCATCTAATAGTTGTCGTAATGCAGCCGTAGCTGTTCTTGATAATCCACCAATCATGTGTATTAAACCAAAACCATAAAAACCAAGTCCTGGTAAAAATTTGAAATGTACAAAGTAATCTATTTTTTTTCTTTGTGGGTCACCTACTTCGTAATTTCTTTTGATTGATAAAACTTCTCTAGAGTTTTCCTCGATAGTTACAACGTACGGAAGTTTGATTCCTGTTGGTTCACCGTCTTGACCCATGTCTTCAAATCCTTCAAGATCTAAATTTACATGACACTCTAATAAATTAAATACATCTTCGTCTCTGCCTTTGCTTGCGCCTTCTAGTTCTCGTTCTTTTCTTTGAACATCTGTTTCATTAACTGGTCCAGGTTTTAAATCTATGTCTCTGTAGAAACCAGCAACTTGTTGTTTTCTTAATTCGTTTTCAGATATTTGAACCCGATGAATGATTGACTCCGCATCATCTAATGAGGTAGCTGTATACGGCACAATCAAATCATCTGCGGGAACAAATTTAGAGCAGGCCATTTGCGCTGCTTCATCGTAGTACACTTTTTTAAAAGCAGATCCTGCTAGTGGTAAATGAAATAACAATGAATCAAAATCTGGTTCGTAGTCTTTCATCTTTTCCATGATCTGATAGTTCATGAAATCTTTTACTCTTTGTGATTGTTGTTCTTTATCTGGTGTCGGTACACCTAAAATTTGTGTTCTAACTGGACCATTAGCAGGTAATAATTCTTTGTAAGCTAACGCTTGGAATTGTGTAACAGCTTCTGCTAATACAGGATGCGTTGCACCTGATGCACCTTGAAACGGTTCAGTTCTGTTGTCGTATTTAAATCCTAAAAGATCTAAACCTTCTCTGTAAGATTTCTCCCAATCTTTTCGAGAATTTTTGTAGTCTTGATAATTTTGAAAAAGTGTTGAACCTAGTCTACCTAATACATCATCAGGTAAATGTTCTGCTAAGTTGTCGTAATGATTCTGACCACCTTCAACAGAACCTATAGATGGATCATAATTAATATCTACAGAGCCATCTTCATTTTCTGTAACTTCTACTGGTTCACCTTGTTCAGCAATTTTCTGTTGCTCTTCTTGTTGAGCAACTTCTAATTCTTCAGGTGATGGTACTTTTATCTCTTGCTCTACGTTTGGAAGAGATTTGTCTATGTCTGCCATTTATTTTCTCCAATTTTACAGGTTTAACAGTATTGTAATTAATAAGCAAGCCCTGTGGTTGTGGTCCTCTTTTTGGTGGCACTGTCTTAGTTAATTTCATCTAAAACCTCTTTTACAGCCTCATCACTAATTTCATCCACATCATCAAATGTGCCGTCTGGGCTAGCCACTTCTTTTACTTCATCATATTCATCAGGTGGTGTTTTGCCTTTTGTGGTCTCATCTGCTTGACCTTTTTTAAGCACAAAAGTTGATCTATCTTCAATGGTATCAAAGGCTTCATCTCCACTCATCGTAAATCCAGGTTTGTCTTTTGTGACTCTAATATCACCTGTTGTTAAATCTTCTACTAACTCATATTCACTGCCGTCTTTACCTGTGTATGTGTAGCCTACTTCTCTTTCTTGTTGAGTGACTTTTTTAGTCGGTGTGCCTAATTCTTTAATCTTATTAACCAACATCATAAATTTATCAAAACCAAGTTTAACTCCTTCAGCTACAACAGGTGCAACTTTTGCTGCTGGTTTAACAAGCTTACCTAAGCCATAAGGTAATAAAGATAATATACCCATAAGCTTCATAAATTTTCTTTTGCTTGGATCATCTGGTCCATCAGCAAAACCTATTCTGCCTCCTTCAGCAGCGCCAATCATTGCTTCATCAAATTTTTCTTGTGCTTCTAAATCTTCTTCTAATCTCTCTTCATCTGTTAAGGCTTCTCGTCTTTTGTATTCATCGTAAACATCTTTACCCATGCCAACACCAATTGTTGCTAATCCAACAGGTGTAAGTGCTCTTGCATATTTACCATATGGATTTAATAAAAGAGAACCAGCTCTAGATAAAATACCTTTTCCTGCTGGTGCAGCCTTACTAACAAGTTCTGGAAGTAACAAACTAGCACCTGCTGTTTTGATATTTCCTTCCGCAAGTTCAGACGCTCCAATCGCTGAAGATACTCCAGGTGATCCTAAAACTCTTAATGCTTGTAGAATTTTTTCACCAGTAGCTTTTGCAAGTTCTTTTCCACCAAAAGAACCTTTTGTATTTCCGCCTGGATAATCTTTTAATTGTCCATCTGGTTGCATACCAGGTTTAAAAGCAA